CCCAAACTGCTAATTCTTCACGCGAAAAAACATCCCCTAAACTATAGAGATTATAAGGGTGTCTAAATTTAACAAATCCGTCTAAAATAACCCCACCTGTTCGGTGCGTTGGAGAATCCGCTCTAGTTAGTTGTGGATTTTCAGCCTCCAATTTTACCAATTCTTGATAGAGTCGATCGTACTCACTGTCTTCTACCGAAGGCTCATCTAAAGTATAATATTCATAAGCATATTGATTTAATTTTTCCGTAAGCTCTTTTATTTTTGACTCGATATTCATAGCTCCTATTTTAACACAAAAGACCAGTCATTATGATTACCGAAGCACATCAAAAAGGCAAATTTCTATTAAAAAAATGATGTAATTTAAAACAAAAAAACTTGCTTTTCCAAGCAAGTATCTTTTTTTATTAAGGCGACGGTCGCCCTTTTTCACCTATAAACCGCAAGGGATAGGCAACTTTTGTCCCTATTTTGTCCCTACAAAAAATGCCAGCAGATTGCTGACACCCATGTTTAAGACTCTCATTATAACATATAAAACAAATAAAAAAAGCCTGACCGAAGCCAGGCGTAAATTTTAATAATTTAAAGTTTGACCAGCATAAATCAAGTTAGGGTTTGAAATACCATTCATTGAAACTAAACTTTGAACTGTTGTTCCTAAACGACTGGCGATTGATGAAAGATTATCTCCAGAACGTACGGTGTAAGTTCGTGCTGTAGCCCCAGATTGACCGCCTGTGAAGCGAATAACCTGACCAGTATAAATCATGTTCGGATTAGATAAACTGTTCTGACGAGCCAATTCTTGCCAGCTAGTTCCCCAATTTGAAGCAATACCACTCAAAGTATCTCCAGATTGAACAATGTGAGTTTGAGTGTTTCCAGTTGAGTTACTACCGCCAGTATCAAGCGCTTGAACATCGCTTGCTGCAACCCAGCTCATGATGTTATCAAGCAAGACTTTACTTCCAGATTTTTGAAGGACTTTATATGAGTTTTCCTTAACCCATTTAGGGATTGCTTGTCCTGTTGAGTAATTCGTGGCGCTGAATTTGATTGTGACGGTCATTCCTTCTTGAATTTCACTTGGTGTCACTTCGTTGGCATCTTTACCATCATCGGTGGCTGGTGTGTCGGTATCAGGTTTAGTTGCGTTTCCGCCCTCATAACCTTTGTCAGTGATTCCAGTTAAGTCAACATTTCCATCAAGTCCGCCAGCAACATAAGTTGATGTGAACTGGAAGACTGAAACTCCGTCCATACTTGGGAAAAAGCTATAATTTGGAACTGGAGTCACTTCATAGCTTGGATAAGCTGCAATCCATAATGAGTTAGGAAACTCTTTGATGATTTGCTTATAGTTGACATTTGCCAAGGTATAAGGCTTGTAAGAATAATACATTGGAGTATATCCAGCAGCTTTTACACGTCGCATTCCGTAAATAATTGCATCAGTATTGGCTTGCTTATCTCCACTTGCTCCACTTTCATAATCTAAAGCAACAATAGAGTTTTTAGGCGTTTGAATTTTTGGCAAGTAGCGGTCAAGTGCTGCTTTTGCTACTTCTTGCGAACCTCCGACTTGATACCAGATATAAGTGTGCGCTCGTTTCCCTTGAGCAATAGCAGATGCAACTTGTGTGGAATAAGTCGCTTGGTCAACGAATAAACCGCCATAAGTTCCACCAACTTGACTAAAAGCGAACTTATCATGATCATAGCCAAAGTTCCCATAGTCTCCATTATATTTTGACCAGTCCACCCCTTGATCACCGACTGCCGCAAATACTGGTCCACTTGCTGCAACAACAAAGAAAGCTATCATTCCAATGGCAGCTTTTTTAATTACTTTTTTCATTTGTTTTCCTCCGTATCATTAGGCTGGTTATTATATTTGACAGCACTTACTCCAGCTAATGTTCCCAAGAATACCGTGAATGCATTCAAAGTAATAATAGCTAAATCAGTTCCACCCCAACCGTACGCTTTACCAATTACACCAATAAAAACACTGAGAGCTGGCAATGCTGTTAAAACAGCCCATTTAATAATGTTATAAACTTTGTCATTTGAAATCATTTTCTTTTCCCACCTTATATCTTTCGTAAATTTCGTGAGCATAGTGATTGCCCCCTAACGCTGTATATTCATCAAAAATACCACTGACAATTTGTAAGCCATAATCATGGTTAATTGCTTCTCCAAGCTCAACACGTTTAATGACTACTAAAAGTATTCTTAATTGTTCCTCCTGTTTCTTGGTCATTCTTCGATACATCCATCCGAAAATACCAGAAACTATGAGAAGAGCGGCCCAATTATCAATAACAAGTTTAAAAAATTGCCACCCTTCATGTACTAATGCATCCATACCCCCTACTTTCTAATTCCGATAAAGTTTTACAATCATCATTGGACGAGATGACCCCCCGGCTCTTCCGCTTACATCACGTTTATCAAAGGTATATTGCTGTCCTTTTTTTAGCCCAGAATACCCTGCCTTCGTAGGCATAGCCATAGCTTGACTATTATGGCCATTGGTATATCCTGTTGCCTCGTAAATCTGTGTTAGTCCAGAGGGAGTAGTAATTCCGATTTCCCATTCTCCACCACTATATCCCCAACCATGATAAAAGAGTTCAACTTCTGCGGTACAGTCCCAAGGTGCAGTAAAGGTTACAACATTTCCACCACCTTTATTTGCAAAAAAAGCCACATAAGAATCCGCAAATTTTTGCATGTCTAATTTTCCACCTACACTTACATCGTTAGAAAATATCTTCTTGCCAGCAATTGTTTCATCACCAGTCTTATGGACTGCTCTTGAATCCAAGTCAGTAATTTGAAGCTGTAAATTAGTCGCTGGATCAGTGCCTAATTTACCTTTGAAATCATTAAACCATGCGACAAATTGAGCTGTGATATCTCCTGTATTAAGTTTTCCGTGAGGGCTTAAATATCCACAGACGCTCTCATTAGCTCGCATATCAGTAATATTTGCATTAGTAATCTGTGTGCTATTTTTGGGAACAAGTATTTTAGCAATTTGTAATTCAAAAATACTATCTGTTCGAGTTACTGTAACATCCGATTCTTTATAAACAAAAAAAGCCTCACGTTGAGACTTATTGAATTGAATAGCTACGCTATCAGTTCTGTCTTGTAAAGTGCTTGCAATCGGAACAGTTACTTCTTCATCTTTGTCATGAACATAGTTACGGCCGAAGCTACTAAAAGCTTCTCCGGAACCAAATTTCACGCGCATTCCCAAACTGGCTGATTCTGTAATCTGTAGGCCAGTTCCAAAGTTGGCTGTTGCCACTACCCCTGGTTTAAATAAAGTTGAGAAAAATTCTGCGAATTCATCAGAACTATATTCACGATCACCATTATGGTCATCCCAAGGGAAAGATTTTTCATTTGATGTCATTTATTCCTCCCTAAAATATCAAATATTGTGGGAGTTTCTTTGTCATAAATTAATTCCAAATACTCTCCCTTATCGTTGTAAGTTTTTTTGGCTTGAGAAATAACAGCCGTTTTCGCTGCCCCATATCTTTTACTTGTCAATCTAACAGTATCACCGACGAAAAAATCACGTCCAAACTGTACTAGCTTAGATGTCAAAACAAAATCACCATTTAAGGTGATGACTTCTTTTTTATCAGATAATGCTTGATTAGCCCTATCCTTTAACATGTTATTATAGGTTGCAGCTGGAATTGTAGTAGTTCCATCACTACTTTGCAAGTCCCTTGCATCTACGTATAATTCTCTTCGGGATAGACCTTTGATTGTTGGATTTAATACAATTTTCTTACGGTCACTGCCCTCTCCTTCTCCAAAGGCATAAGCTACTGTTTTTTTATCAAAAGTAGAATGTTCAAATTCCACCTCGTTCAAATTTTCATAGCCGTCTGAGTCATCAGAAAAGACAACCCACTTAGAAACATCACGACCCTTGAAAAATTGAATTTGGTTGCTTACAACACCTTTTGCCCCAACTTCTTTAAAACCGAAATTATAAGTTTCACACAATGTTTCAACTTGCTTTTGAACCTCTCCATAAGAGTTTTGATAATCAATAGACTGTAGTCCCAAATCTGAAGCAATTGATAAAGTGAGATAATCTATTTTTCTATCTGCTCCATTATATGAGCCATTGATATCCGAATAGTTCCCAGGGTTTATAATTTCTTGATTAATGTGGTCCCAAGCAATTAAAGCAGGACTTTTACTAGCAATATAGGTCCTATCAATAATACGACTATCATATTTACCAGCTAATGACTTCCCGCAAACTTTTAGCTTATCATTTGTACCTGAAACATCATCAACATAATAGTAAACTCCGTCAAATTTAAAGACATTTTCTGGCTTAAAGATGGCGTTATTTTCGAAACTAAAAGGCAAGTCAAGCTCAAATGTATTACATTTCCCATAGTTTTCATAAATAATCAGGGATTCAAATCCGTCAAAAATTTTTGCTTTTGCGTAGTTGAAATCACCCAACCACTGATAAGTAAGTAAAATTCTTTGCATCTTATACTCCTAATACTTTTGGACTAATTCTTACAGTACCAATCATATTTTCGGAACCAGAATCAGCCTGTAATTGGAAAAAGTTATTGCCTTTATCAAGTTGTAAGAAAATACTATCTTCATCCCAAAATTCAAGGTTATTTTGTTCTGTACCGTCACTAGTGGTCAATAAGACCTCTTTTTCGCCCCGAAGCGTGACAATTTTGATGATTTCCCCAACTGTGTAAGTGTTCTCAAGTCTGAAATATTCTCCAGTTGTCACATTTAAAACTTTAGGATTGGTTACTTCACCAGTAAACTCTAGTAGTACAATCATCCCTACTGAGATGTCACCATCATTTACAATAGTTTGGATATTATTTGAAGACCTTACCGCAAATGTAAATCCAGTTGATATCCTTAAAGGAAAGGTTAAATTTTTCTTTAAAGTAGAAAGAGGGATAAGCTTGTCAGCCTGATTTTTATCTACCCAATAGGAATCAAGTGATAGGAAATTAATACTATAAACTTGACTTAGATTTTTCGAGGATTCATTCATTGAAAATTTTTCAACCAATACATCCAAGTAATAAACTCCTCCATTATCTGGGAAATACGTAAGTGTTCCAGCCAATTTAGGATTAAAAATACTGGCAAGTTGTGTTTTTTTATTTTCTAAATCACCCGAATCACTGGCTATAAATTCTCCCTCAATTTCAAGTTCCTTATCATCAAGTTGCTGATTGATTAAAATTGAGCCATCCAACCCATATTGTGTTTGTTTGGTAATGACATTATCAACCTGAGCAAACCCTTTTTTTGAAGTAACTAAAAAAGGAGGTTCTTGTCCAAGGACAACTTGCTCCCCATTAGTATTTTTATATACAATCTGCATGATTAATTACTCCTAATTCTAAGTGTACGTAGCATATCTTTACCATCTCTTTTAGCGTATTTAGAAGCTGTACGTGCATCAATATTTTCTGGACTGTAGTTATTTTGGATGAAAGTAAAATCATCATCATTCATACCTGAGGTAGATTTTTTGATTCCATCCCCAATCTGGCCAAGTGTCTCTTTATTCAACGGAATGACAGCTTCACGCCCAGCTTCACCACCCACTTGAAGATTATTACCATTCATTCCGAATATCGTTGCTCCGGTCATAATTCCACCTTTTGCGTACCAGTCAACTCCAACTGATGGTATTTTCCCTTTTAATGGATTAAAATCACCACTAATTTTGAAGTGAGGCATTGGAATTTTTGGAATTTCAATTTTAGGAAAACTAATTTTAAAGTTGAACAACCCTTTAATTGTATTAATTATCCCACTAATAACGCTTTGTGCTCCTCTGATAGGAGATTCCATAGCGCTTTTTATGGCATTAAAGACACTTGATACTGTGCTCTTAATACTATTGACAGTGTTAGAAATAGCATTTTGGATTCCATTCCAAATACTTGAAATACTACTGCTTATGGCATTAAATATGCTTAATGCTGTGCTTTTCACTGCATTAAATCCAGATGATACGCCGTTTTTAACAGCATTAACAGCGTTAGAAATCGTATTGGTAATCGTACTCCAGACACTTGATACAACGCCACTGACTGCGTTAAATACATTAACAGTTGTACTTCTGACAGCTTCAAAAGCTGTAGAGATAACATTTCTGATAGTGCCAACAACTGTACTGACAACTGAACTGATTGTATTCCAAATCGGAACAACCACAGCAAGAATAGCATTCATTACTGTAGAAATAATGGTTTGCCAAGTGCTTACTACAATACTAATGTATGAACTTATCCATCCCAGTACCGTGCTAAAGACAACTTGTATTCCAGCCCATGCTGTTGAAATCACACTACCAATAGTGGTCATCACTGTAGTGATTACAGAGGCAATAGCATTCCACACTGTTGTAATAACATCTTTAATGGCATTTACCGCAGTCATTACAAAAGGTTGAATTGCATTCCAAACTGTCATGATGACGCTGCTTATAAGATTCATAGCGGTTGTTATGATAGAAAGCCATACCTCGCCAGCCCATTTTATATAAGCAACTATTCCACCAACTACAAGCTCGAAAGTAACTTTAATAGCCTGCCATACAATTTGTATCACTGACCAAATCAAATTCATTGCTATTTGAATTCCTGAAACAATATTATTGAATATTGGAACTACAAAAGCAGCAATTGAATTAACAGCAGAATTAAATGTGCTCACGATGTTAGTCCATATTTGACTTATGCTACTTACAACATTATTGAATGTACTTACTATTCCATCCCAAAGTCCACTAAAGAATGAACTGATTCCTTGCCAAGCATTTTTTAGCCAATTGATGAAGTCTTGCCAAATTTGTTTTCCGGCAGTAGTTTGAGTGAAAAAGTAAATAAGAGCTGCTACTATTGCCATGATTGCAACTACAACTATTCCTATAGGATTATCAATCATAGCGGAATTAAAAAGTTTTTGTACGCCAGTAGCAGTTTTTGTAATACCAGACCAAACCTCTGTAGCGACACCCCAGGCTTTTTGAGCTAAAGCAATCCCTTTTAAAATTCCTTGATATACTGCATAACCACCAAGGATTGTTCCAAGACCAACAAATGCAGCTTTCAAAACGTCCACTCCGGTTCCGCCTTGTTTAAACCAATCAACTAATCCTTTTACAAATCCAGTAACAGATTCGATTGTTGAACCAACCGTTGAAAAAGCACCATCTAATGTTTCAATGACAGCTTGTTGATTACCGGCCTCAGAAATTTTATCCCAAAGCTTCTTAACCAAATCAATTACTGGAGAAACCAAACTGCTTATAATTGAAAAAGTATTTTTAAAAGCATTCTTAAATCCATCTAATGCCCCACTATTTTGAAGACTTTCCCATAGTTTAGTAACAAAATCTACAACATCATATACAGCTAGTCCTAGATTATTAAAAAATCCTACTATTGTTTGAATGATGCCACTTGTACTAGTTCCCTTTGAAATGTTATCCCAAAGTTTACTTACAGAGTCTTTAACCTGACCCACAACAGTACTAATACGCTCGAACGCTATTTTGAGAAGCTCCATCGCTCCACTATTTTGAATAGCAGAGAACAGGTCTTGAATCGCTTTTCTAAAAGTTTCACTATGCGTGTATGCTTGCATAAATGCTGCAACTAACAACATAATAATAGACAAAATGGGATTTTTAGCAAAGGTAGTAAAAATACTACCAACCTGTTTCATTACCGTTCCAACTCCAAGCGCACCTAATTTAAAGGCTAAAAAAGCACCGATAACGGGTGCGAATTTTTGAGCTAGATTAAATAATTTTGTTCCAAAATCAACGACTTTCGGAATGATAGGAGTAATTTTAGTGGCAGTTTCATCAATTTTTGAACCAATGTTTGCCATTGCATCAGTTATTTTACTTTGACCAATTCCTTCTAAGATTGAAGCCCCAAAACGTGCAACAGCTGCTTTCATGTTTGAGATAGAACCTTCAAAGGTCTTACCAGTTTGGGCCATAACCCCACCCTGTTTGGCAAACTGTTCATCAACTTTTACTGATTGGTCTTGCAAAGCCTTAGAAAAGTCTTCATAGCTTACTTTACCATCAGAAATGGCTTGTTGAATATCTTTCATAGATATGCCAGTAGATTGTGAGACAAAAGCTAAGGCATTAGGCATGGTGTTCATAAGTTGTAACATGTTACCCATGTCCAACTTCCCTTTACCAGCCATCTGAGAAATTGCCAATGAAGCTGCATCAATTCCTGCAGCGGTCGCATTACCTGTACCAGCTAATACCTTGGTCATGTTTTTAAATTCTGTTGTAGATTTATTCAAATCCATACCAACAGAGTTAAAACGAGCAGTCGCTGTTGCTGCATCAGTCATCCCAACTGACGTCCCTTTAACAAAAGCATTTAATGCAGTTGTTGCAATTGCTGCAGCTTGTGGGACTCCTTTGGCTATATATTGTTGAACTTTAGAATTAAAGTCACCAACAGACATAACCGTCCCTTTGGTCATATCTTTTGCTGCTTTACTGATTCCACCAAATGAAGTATCTGCAGCAGCTCCCATTGATTGGAAGACAAGGTTGGCGCCATTCAAAGCGTCTAATCTTTTCATCCCTGCTGTGATAGACATTGCAAGTGTTCCGACTGATAAACCAACAGTAGCAAGGGCAGTTTTTGCCCCACCACCGAAGTTAATCATTTTCTGACCTTGGTTTTCAAGGGACTCGCCGAAGTTCCCAATTGCTCTGATTGATCCAGCTACAAATTGACCAGCAACATTTCCAGCTTGTGTGAATCCAGCTCCAATCTTAGCTAAAAGACTTTGAGAACTTTTCCCAGTTCTCTCAGTAGAGTTATCAAATGTTTTGGCCGTATTATCGGCTTGTTTGCTCGTTTCTTGAAGTTGAGCTTTTACATCACTTGCGCCTCTTAAACCAAGCGTACCAAATAAACTAAATACTTCCATTCATTTTTACCTCCTTACTAAAATTGAAATATTGAGCTGCAAAGTTTAAATTTTCTTGCTCTTTATCAGGGGTAATGACATCTTTTTCTTTGATTCTCAAAGTTTTCATATTTTTCTTTTTAAATTCTGAAAAGTCTTCGTCGATATCCTTAGAAAGCCACATCTCCCATAATGTTTCTTCATTTTCCTGTTCATAAAGATATAAAATAAAATCCACTGCCCGTCCCAGCGAATAAGTCGCCAAGACAGCCAATGGATTACTATATCTTCTAAAAAGGAAATCTTTTAACTGATGTTCACCGTCATCAATTTGTTTTATGATGACAATGATTGGAAAAAATCTTTCAACTCAGGTTTTCCAATAAAATCTTTCACCAATTTACCATAAGTGACAAGATTCAATTGACCGATTTCTTCACCAGTAGTCCCAGCCAATTCACCTAAGAAGTTGTTGAGTTCTACTTTTACAGTTGTGATATTTTTCAATAGTTTTGAAATTAGACTTGACATGAGGTTTCTGCCTCGTGCCTCAATTACTGAAAGGTCAGAAGTATCTACCCCATTGAAAATTTCAACAATGTCATCTTGAATTTCTAGCTTTGCAAAAATTCCAAGAAGCGTAAATAGGTCATCCCCTTGCAATTCACGTAATTTCAATTGTTCAGTCATAAGTATTTTCCTCTATTCTATTTCTATATTTTAATTAGTTAATAATGTTTTAAAAGCAACACTTTCTGACTTGTCGCTTTCATCATTGCCATTAATTTGACTAACCTGGACGTTGTATGTTGTGTCTGCCTTTAGATTTTCTAAATCAAATGACAGAAGTTTACTTCCACCTACAGGCACACCATCTAAATAAACCCGATACTTCATTTCATCCCAATCGTACTTACTTGGGTCCGTACTAGAAGTTGGATTCGTATCAACGTAAGTTCCTACATACTTCGGCCAGTCAGCAGTTGTGACTTCGCTAGATGAGGGCATCCAAGGAGTTGCGGTTGAGCCTTGTTCCCACTTATGTCCAGCAGTCCATAAAGCTGAATCAGCGCCTGAATTTGCTATTTCATATTTAAAGAATGCTGTCTGCCCAGCCTGCAATGTTACACTAACACTATCAATTAGCCAATCAAATTTTGTTCCCATCATCTTATTAGGCTGTATAATTCCATTTACTACACCATATCTATAAACACTTGTTATAGTGCCAGAAGCTTTAATATAAGCCGAAAAAGTATAAATACCGTTTTGTGGTGCAGTAAAAGTTTTATAAATACCGTTCCATTGAACAATCCTTTTCTTGACGGTTAGACCTTTATATGTTCCATCAGTTATCCAACTACTTGAATTTGACCAAGTTCCACTAAAATCCTTAGTACCATTTAATAAATTAAAATTTGGATAAACAGTCGTGAAGCCGTCAGTTCCGTCTGCGCTGTTGGCGTAGGCGGTATGTAAATAATTTTTATCTGCCATATTATTATCCCCCGTTTTTCCATGAAACTTTAGCATTTGAAGAAGTGACATCAGAAATAGTTAGATTAGTTGGAATATTCAATTTAACAGTGACTTCGCATGATGCTGTTAAACCATTAATAGTTGTCGCTTTAATAATCGTTTTCCCTAGCTTGAGCCCATTAACTCTCCCATATGCATCAACATTGGCAATTGAAGGGTCACTAGAAGTAAATGTTACCGTTTTATCATATGCATAAGCCGGTAAAACAGTAATCGTTAATGTTTCTGTCCCCCCAATTAAAAGTGATAAAGTTGTTTTATTAAACTCCACACTTTTAGGGGTTATGCTTTTGGGCTAGTTGGATAAAGGATAGTCCAAGGGAATTCATCTTTTTGCAATTGTTCAAATGAGGCATTGGCTGTTCCTTCATAGTCAATAGCAGCTTCATCACCGTCTTTTGTTTCAAGAGCAAAGGCGGATGTAGTCAACACATTGTCTAAAAGAATGATGATAGGTTTTTCACTACCGGTCAATTTACCAACAATCGCCATATTTTTGATGTAATCACCTTCTTCAAGGTAACGTTTTGATTTAATTTCAGTATAGCCATCGTATTCTGCTGACTCGTTTTTAGTACCATTAAGTCCTAAGGCCATATTTTCGGCCGTTAGTTCTTTCAATTTGGCACCAACAGTTGCGTGTGCTTCATCAAGTACCCAGAGGCCTTGAACATCCACATGGCCAGTCCCATCAACTGCGATTTTGCGGTATTTTTGTTCGATATTTACTTTTGTTCCATCACTTGTTGCGCCAAGTGGTGTTCCTGTAAATGATTTTGAGATTTCGTCCCATTCCACGTTTACTACAATTGTTCCTGCATTAATCATGAAATTTTCTGATGAAGTTTTTGTATAACCTGATTTTGGTAATGTCATTTATTTCTCCAATCTACTTTGCAATAAATTTGCAAATTTCTGCGTTTCAACGTATCACTCTGTGTTTCCACTGAATATGAACGTTGAAAATAAAAACGTAAAAAAAGCCCATCCGTGAATTTTTGATTGAAATCAAAGTTTTCACGTAAGAGACTTTCTAAATTAAAAATATTGATAAAACTAGAATTTTCATCAAAAATATCAATGTCTAAATAAAAGCCATCAGTATTTCTGTTGATGTTATCAATATCAAGTGAATATGTTAGATAAGGGTAATTAACTTTTTCGGAGTTATTAATTTCCAAATAACTCTCTTTAGTAACTTGGTCAAACATCAATTTTAATGTTTGCAATAACTCAATCATTTTATCCCCTTTCCTAGTTCCTGTTGATAGATATTCTGGACTTCTTGCTTAGTGTCACGAAAAGCGTTTCTCATGAATTTGATAGGTTTTAAACCTTTAGTAAAGTGTGGTGTTCCGTCTGCAGCTCGATAAAACCAGCCACCTTTTCGACCAGCTCCATTTTCAGCAAATTCACCAGTACCGAATTCATTATAAATTGCGTGTTTATCTGGTGAGCCAACCTGTGAAGCCATTCCGCCAGAGTAGCCACTATCTTTTACTAACTTGTAATTGATATCGTCTCGCAACTTACCTGTGTCAACTCTTCCCGCTGCAGTGACATTTGTCTTTGCTTGTGAGCGAACAAGTTCACTTGAGGCAATAAGAGCACGTTCAACATTACTATCAATTAGCTTTTCAACTGCCGGGAAATTATTCTCATATTTAATTGCCATTCTTCCCTCCAAAAACAAGATAAATCTCATTATGATGATTGAGTCCCATAGGATTATCAGGATAAGTAATTGAATAAACTTTTCCTTCTTCATCAATAACTCTCATTTTATCAGTGATTCCAGAAACATACTTTGGAATAATTAAAATATGAGTAGATTCCTCAACGATAGCATTTTGTAATGTGGCTTGGTTTGTCCCATTAACTAAATCCAAATAACCTTTTACAGTAATGAAATCCTTCCAATCTTTTACAACTCCACCGATTCCGTCACCGTCAGATTCAAACTTTTGAATAATAAAAGAATGAGGTGCATACATCTTACCACCTCATTTTCTTATATTTTTTCAGAAAGCCAAATAAACTAGCTGGATAACCATTGATTGATTCACTCGAATTCATATCATAGTAAGTGATGTTCATCCGAGCAATACTTTCAGACTTGATGCCAAGTTTATCACCCATAGATACATCATACTGAATTAATCTTTTGACACCCTCGATAATGTCAGGAGGGTAGGATATCTTAGTGATAAAAGCACTTTGAAAGTTGCCATTAAACAACTCCGCATCTTTAAGCTTGATTGTCTTGTCGTTGATTTCTTCAATCACATACAAGCCATCATTCACGCCCATGTCCTGATTTAATCCTGAACCCGTCTGACTCCAAGTATTACTGATTTCAATTGTTTCACCAACACGAAGAAAAGAAAGCGTGTCATTGAAATCTAAAGTATTTTCATTGGTTACTTTGAACTGATAAAATCTAACGTTCAAGTTTTGAAACTTATTATGCGTTAGAGCACGAATAGACTGCTCTAATCCATCGAGCGTTTCTTGAGTAAGACTAGGGTTGATTTTTTGTGCTTCATCTAGCGTGATAATCATAATTAACCTCCCACTAAAGCAAGTAAGTTAGCTTTTACCATTGAGCTGGTGTAAGCTATCCCTTTCTGATCAAGATAACTCTTGATTTCGTTTACTGTCCAGCTATCATCTGGGATAGCCCCTTTCTCCGGGGCATCATCAGGGTTTAGGAGCAGTTGCTTTCAAGACAGCTTTCTTGTTGTCATCAAGCATGAATTGACCACCTTTAGCATGAGCTTGGAGTGCTTTACCGTCAAAGGCTTCTACATCAATTGTACGAGCTGTTGCAATACCAACAAAAGGAATAGCAACTTGATCAGCAGCAAAATAAGCAACTTCGCCTGAAACAAAGTATTTATCAGGAGTTTCTTCAAGTTTGAACCCTTTATATTTCGGAACAGTGTTATTATCAAGACTGACAGTTGCACCTTTTAGTGAAGTTGCATTAGTCAAATCAACAACTGCTTGGTATAAATCAGGAACAAGGTAGGCTGTTTTATCTGCATCAATTTCATTATTAGTGAATTCTTTTGCAGCAGCATTGAACAAAGCATTGATATTTTCTTCTGTGTATTTGCTATTGGCATCTACCATTGCAAGTGTTTTGCTTGCGTTATCAGACAAGAATTTACCGTTCTTTTGGTTCATGTAACGAGTTTGAGCAATTGATTGAGCTTCCAAACGGTCGGCTACTGCATCGTTAAGTCCAGCGTTTACTGTGGCAATATCAATTCCTTCATGAATTGCCAATTCATAGCTGAAATCAACATCAGTATCAGCATAAATAACCTCAGTACGGTTACCAAAACGTGAAGAGTTTCCAGTTCCAGTTCCAAAACCTACATTAGCGTCTTTGCTGTAAGTTCCAATTACTACTGGTGTAGCATTAGTTTTTACAGAAAAGGCTTTTGTGTTAGATGTGATCCCGTCAACTGATTGAATTGGAGCAAATGCACCAGAGAATGCGGATTTAGCGTTAAATACTGCGGTAAGAATACCTTTATATTGTGGTTCAAAACGACGTGCATTTTGTTGGTTGTTATTAGTTGTCATAATTTTTACCTCTCTTATTTCCCTTGTGGAGCATATTTTTCGACTTTATCAGCAAATGGATCAGGTTTTTCTTCGTCATCTTCTTTATCATCTGGCGAATCAAGTTTTTTAAGGCCTTCTGTAAGGTCTTGCAGTGCTTTACCTACATTTGCGTCATCTTCTTTATCAATGGCCTCTGTTAGTCCAGCGACAAGTTTGTCAATTCCAGCTTCTTTAAGCTGTGCAACCGTAATCGGTTGTTTTTCTTTGTCTTCCAAAGTGATTCCTCCTATTGGTTATATTTGGCAATTTTTTCTGAGAACGGGTCAAAATCTACATTTTTACCGTCTTTAGGGTTGTTATCCAGAGGAGTCCAGCCCTTATCATCTTTTGGAGGTTCAGGGGCCTCAAAGTATTTTGGATAGCTTTCTTTCAACTCGTTGAGCTTGTCATCGAAATTAGTAAACTCTCCATCTTCTCCAACTTCTAAATCTTCTCCACCACGCATTTTATAGTTGAGAATGTAGTCAATATCATTAACACCAGCTTTAGTCAGCAATTTTTCAAGCTTAGTAGTGCGCTTGATTGAGCTATTTTCGCTTGTCAGTGTTTCAACTTGACCTTGAAGTTCTTCAAGTTTTTCTAACTCAGATTGATTAGAATCCAAAGTTTTTTGAACTTCTTCGGCAGCAGTTTCAAGTTCAGTAATTCTTTCATTACTTTCATCGAGTTGCTCTTTGGCTTCATCTCGTTGTTGAACAGCCTTGTTATAGCGTTCTTCAAGATTCTGTTCAGAGGTTAGATAGAACTTGTTTTCTTCCATTCCTGCAGTAATGGACGTCACTTGCTCGTCATCTAAGCCAAGAGATTTTAAATACTCTTCAAATGTCATTTTCTTCCTCCTCACACCTACGCTTTTATACGAGTTCGCTCTCACGATGCTTGCACTTTTTACGACGTGTCTAGTCGAATTTGAACAGTTTTATGCCATGTTCAGGGCATAAATAAAGCGCCTGTCAGTGACAAACGCTTTATTTGAGTATAAAAATAGTACTCAATCTCTATGGCTGTATGTTTTAGAAAATTATATTTTCCCATACATCTTTTGGTATTTCTTCAATAGGTTCGTTTTTAGATATAGCGTTATCGACTGCTGATTTCATTTTATCAAACCCTTTACTTTCAATGTATTCTGCGCTGTCGCTAAGTGGATCCCAAAATCCTATAATTCTAGTTGGAAAAGGTATCTTAAAATGCTGTTCATACTTATCTTCTAAAAGTTTAAACTTATCCATATATTATCCTTTCAATATCATGCCGATTATAAAGTTAAGATATTCTGGGTCATCAGATATCTTTTTCCTCACTACCTCAGAAATTCTGCTTTCATGAGAAAAAACTTTCCCATCACCGGGTTCAAATAAGCACTCTAATCCTGTACTAAAAACTTCTGTGGCATTAGAATAGCTTTTACCAATGTATGGTGTTATAAAATTATCTTTTTTAGTTCTTTCCCTGACATTATAATAATAAATCGTGTTTCTTATTGGTTGTTCTTCTTCGCCTTTTGTTCGATAAACAAGAAATTCCTTAGACAATCTCATCGTATTAGGATTGAAGTGTTCAACGTAGTGACCAATCTCATGGAAACTAGCGGTTGCGTTATCACTAAGCATGATACTTACACCATTATCAACGACACCGCTTTTCCATGACCTTCCCTTTAAACCAGCTTCACTGAAAAATCCGCGGTCTAATTTTTTGGTAAAGATGGTTTTTCCATTTTGATGAGCATATTCTGCCCATTCTTTTGGATAAAATGCAAAAGTATCATTAATCCTTGTTTTTGTTTCTTTTGAAGAACCTTTTTCCCATCCATCTTTTGGAACGGTACCGCCAATCTCTCTAAAGTTAGAAAAGATATCTTTAAGTGCCTGTTTATCGCCAAGTTTACTAGCTACATCAAATTTAGAATTTACTAATGAACCTAGTGAAATTAAATCTTCATGACTTGCAGTACTAATGTCAATAGAATCAATATATTTTTTAATTGATTTAATATCTGTATATTCATTAGATACCTTACCAAGAGAATCATCAGTTTCATCACTGTTTTTCTTACCCTGTTCTTTCAACCAATCATCATATTTCTTTTGGTAAAAATTATCTCCCTCTCGATTCAACTTAGGAGCAATCCCATTAACGACTGTGACCGTTGTACATCTGCAATTAATATCTTCTTCGGCAACTCCAAACATACGAGGCCCTTGTGCTTTATATGAACCGATTTTAAAATCTTCATCAACTTCTTGAATCTGGCCATTGAGTAATGAGTGGTCAGTACGAGTTCTACCATCGTTGGTTGCCATCCATTGTTTCTTTAAATCAACACCTTTTTCTTTGACTTCTTCATAACCCTTTTGAGTGGTTATAGAACGAACACGACCGCCTTCTGTACGAGCAATTCTCAAAGCTTGCCGATAGTTAGCTTCTGTAATTGTTGATATTTCCAATGCCATTCTGTCATAACCATAACCAAAAGACATCCCTCTAGCAATAGCATCACTAATCTTTGAAGCCAATTCATTTCTGTATTTATAGAGTCGCTTTGACAGAGTAGAACCAGCTACTGGACTGTTCATCAGCTCAGTTAAAAACTTATTGTCTAAGCTATGAAAGTTCAAATCAAGATTATAGCCAGTTTCAAGAGAGTAATAAACAGAATTATATCCGTTTGCTCCTTCTGTTAAAACATGGCTTTTAATCGTTTCAGCGATATTAATGCTAGGCTCTCCAAGTATTTGACGAATTTCATTACTTACATTTAGCAATCTTTCAAACTCTATCCGTTTGCTAAATGATAAATCACCGTAATGCTCTAGCCAATCCTCAATTTTCTGATTCACAGATTTAGAAATGTTTTCATAGAACTTGTGGAGCTTTTTTTCATCTACTGGACTTTCAATATTCATGAATCACCTCACTGTTCAGGATTGGACTCATATCCTTTAACACTTAATTGTTGTTGGATTTCGTCATAATCCAAGTCATAAATATCACAAATCATTTGAATAACTTCATCATCTGGCAATAATGGAGCTGCTGCAAGAAGTGTTTGGACTTCAACTGATTTTGTGTCAGCTTCAACTTTTTCATTGTTCGCAAGGTCATTTTCATTGACCAGCATTTCACGAGTAATGACAAACTCAACTTGATTGCTTTTGTAGGATGTGTTATTTTTTCGATTAATATCTGCAATGACTAAGCCAAGAGACCATTTCAAGAAAGCTCTCAATCGTGTTTCTGTCTTATTGGCTTTCATGTCTAGTCTTGTGTATCGTGACTTAATAACAACGTTCGTCACATTGCCATCACCGACTTGCGAACTGTCAAAACCAAAACCAAAACGGTAGATATTTTCGCTATCAATCTCCATCTTAGTCTTGCGACCTTCAACTGGAATATTAACAACTTTTACATCAATTCCTCCATCATCTCCAACTCCCACAACTTTTTTATTTCGGAGGTTCATTTGGAGTTTATCTAAAGAGTCACCTTCAAATCCTCTAACCACATAAATGGCATCAGAAAAAGACTGTAAGTTGTTTGATAGATAAGAATTCATCAAATCATAGTCATCAATAAGCGCTTTTATTGGTTCTAAATCTGTTCGTTCCTGTTGGTTGTTCTGGTAACGATAAAGCGGGATAGTGTCGTATGAACGACCGCCAATCTCCTCTCCATTAGTTCCAAGAATATGAGGCTGTGAACCGATATATTCATAATTATCTTTTTCAGAAGCTTCAAAGGTCATGACTTCTTTATCATCATATAGTTCAGCAGTCTTAATTGTTTTTACCTTACCGTCTTTGACGATGTCATTTGAGTAGTAACGAAGGACTTTTTGAACGACATTCAAATCATCATAAATAGGGATAATTTTTAATCCGTCTAAAACTTGAAAGACAATGACATCATCAGGAGTAGTCCGAGGATAAACATATTCAAAGCCTTTCTGACTTCCGTTTGTCAGTAAGTCATTAAGGAACAATTGAAAGTCTTCGTTATAATAATCTTCAAGATACTTAGCCAGCTGGTCATCATCACATTCGATTTCAACTGGATTTGATAAAAGATATTGGACTTTCTGGTCAATCAATTCATTCAAGAAAGCATTGGGAATTTTGATATTTGTAGCGTACTTATCTTCTTTCAGATTATTATTATCATCAATATAAAAAATTCGATTGTCTAAAATATCATGTTTGTAGTTATAGTAATCTACACCTTGTTGAGCACGTTTCTTTTTATCGTCTTTTAAATCAGCCTGAATCGCATTTTTAATTCCGGAAGCAATAATTGTTGGGTCTTTACTTAGTAGTACATTAGTTGCCATTATACTAACCAACCTCCTTTACTTTTAGTTTGTCTAATTAAACTTGCTGCACTATCTGGCGCATCATCGTGTTCGGCATTCTCTGTATAATCCAATACCTGAGCCATATAATCTGGATCAGTAGTATCAAGCCATTGAATGTTAGACCACTCCGCTCTCAAATAGGTAGCAATTTTAATAAATTTATTTTGTGATTCGTGATATTCTTTGACTGGAATGCCACGTTTTTTAATTTCTTTAGCAAGATAACCTTTATCCCCATTGTTTTCAACATGGATTGTTCCGAGCTTCAATTCCTTGTGGATAAGCTCAATTTCATTCAAGCAATCATCAACATGCTTGTCCCATTTCTTGCCAAACATCACATTATCTTTCTTAGCGGTATAAACAGTTGAGTCACTCCCACCATAAGCCGCATCAATGTGCGCTGTTCCATTGGCTATTTTGCCAACGTCAGCAATATAGGTTGGAGCGCTAAACATGGCATCTTTATCAGCAATATGTTTCAGTTCATAGTTAGCAGCGAATAAGCTGGGTATCATGGCCTGCCTCAAATGCTCTAACTGTTCTTTACTAATCAAACCTGTTTCGTAACAGTCGTATCTTCTGACATTTGGCATCTTAGAAATCGCATCTTCCTTGTGCCAAGGAGTTCCAGTATTAATGAAACGGCCACCACGATTCTTCACGTTCTGCAATTCCTGATACTGTGTTTTAGTCCGCTCACGTTCTGCACGACTTACACGGTCTTTCAGATTGACAATATCATCAGTGATAACAATATCCGCATGCTTACCAGTAATGCTGGCACCAATCCCCAAAGCAAGAAGTTGAGAAGTCCCCTTATTACTTTCTTTTAGATTAGTATCAATCTCAGTCGTTGTTGCTTTCAACAAGATAACCGACTTTCCCCACAGAGCTTCTGAGAAAGCTTGAAAGATGTCTGACTGTAATAACTTCTGAACCTGCAAGACAATTTCCATAACGTCCGTGTCGGTTTTACGCATGAAGATGATGGTTTGATTTGGAAACATGACCAATAGAATCGCAATTGCAATTGAAAGACAAGTAGTTTTATATGACCCACGATGAGCCAGAAGTGTTTCGTCTTCCTCAGAAAATAAAAAAGACTTGATCCATTCGTTATGAATGTCTTCTAAGTCTTCAAATCCACTTTCTATTCCAAACTGAACAGGATGATTAAGAACCAGGTCCATGAAAAAATCAAAATCATTCTCCATCTTTCATACGTCCTTTTATCCGTTCTTGTATTTCCTTGCTACGTTCGTTGATATCAACTGAACCTGACAGCTCCGTTTGACTTTTATCGACGTAAATTCCAGCTATCGTTAAAATCATTTTGCGGTCCTGGAATCCTTTTTCTTTCATAGCATACTTATAAGCAGCATTTAAAACACTCCCCGCTTTAGCTGTAACCAAATCCATTGTGGTTTCATTGACGAGGTTTGAGAACTCCTCTTTCCCCATCGCTTCATAATACTTAAAACGGCTTACTTTGGCGAGATTACAAATATCTGTGATTGATTTACCAATATTGTCAGGATTTATAAGTACTTCAAATAGTTTTTTCTCTGCTGGAGTTAGCTTGTATTTGTTAGGTTTTGTTATATCAATCACCTCGCTTTCTGTAAAATTTGTATAAAAAAACCTGCCATTTCTGACAGGTAAAATCTAAAAGGAGTTAGCGAGTCGTATCATCATTCACTCGTTCACAATACTATTTTATCATAAAAAAACGGTCACTTTTCCCTAATTTTCGGTCACTTTTCCGCTTTTAGCTCTGATTCCTCAGGAAAGGTTTCTTTTGCTATGATTTCATCAATCTTATATTCCAATTTTTCAAAAAACGGACGAATAATATTTTTATAACCTTGAGTTTTTTCAACAAATCCATAACGCTTGAGTGCTTCTGTTACATTGCATTCATTGTGAATATAGACAGCTTTTATGATTTTCCACTGAACTGGATCAGTTTCAGATATCATTTCAGTTATTGCTTGACGATACCGTCTATATTTTAAAAGCTTAGGATTTGCTTCAATTTTAATCATATCAGCCAATACTTTTGGTATTTTCGATACATTTTGTGGACTTATCCACCAATTAGGGTCAAACCCACCTTTAGTGACTGGATATCTTATATTAAGCAAAATATCTTCTACTTGTTTATCAAACGGATATTCTCTCAGTGCTTTGATTAAATACCCATATTCTGTGCTTACTTTCATTCTGCCTCCCTAATACCCAAACCACATCAATTTTAGTAATACCAGCAATCCTGAAAATAAAATAAGACAAACCAGAATAATTAATACCCAGGCAATAATATAACCAATTGCACTACTTATCTTCTTCATTTAAAGCCTCCACATATTCGTTAAAACTAATAGCCTTAACTAGATCACGTTTGTAATAAGTCTTTTGTCCGCCTGTTGATTCAAAAGTAATAAATTCTTTATTACCGAACTCTAATTGTTGTTCGATAATCTCTTTTTCATATTCTGTGATAGTGAACGTTGTTTTCCCATCATCCCAAACTGTTAATTTATAATTCGCTTCTTCCTTCATTCTATTTCCTCCAAATCCTTATAACTGTAGCTCAATAGTGCGCCATCACTTTTTAATGAAATATAAACTTCATTGATTTCAACAGAATCATCAACCGCCAGTCTAATTGCTGCCAAAGCTGACGGAAGTACATATTCAAAATCCGGTGCTTTAGTTTGGGCTTGAATGTTTCGTTTCCGTTTTATTCCGGGTGAAATTTTCATCAAATCACCTTTTTCTTTTTAGCTTTCTTTTTAGGAGCATCATAAACTTCTTCTATGAACTCATTTTTATATGCAACTTTTTTTGCGATGGTGACTGGTATTCCGTAACATGATTCCAGCAATTTTGCTTTCAACAAAAACATTGGCAAGATTTGTCCCTTCACATCTACAATCTTCAAGACACTTCCGTCTGAATTATAGAAAACAAAATCAGCAATATACTTTATTTCACGAACCATCTTACCAGTTCCAGTCCTTCTGAACTTACCTTGTAAGACAAAAGGAACTTGCATTTTCATGTTCGGCTCATGCTTATGCAACTGATAGTAGATTGATTCAGCCTTACTATCAAATGTGATGCCATCAACTGTTACTTTTTTAGCTCCGTATTTGTGGGCCATTATTCACCTTTCTGTACAAACCACTTATCGCCACCAGCTGTATCTACAACAAACTCTTTTCCATCAAGTCGCAAAACATCTAGCGGTTGATAATCATAAACTAATATTCTTGTTCCAAAATCAGTCACTATAGCATCTTTCAAATCATGAAATGCCATAGAACTTACAATTCTTGCCATCAGTGGTCCTCTTTCAGACTTCTAATATCATCGGCAACATGAGAAGAAAAGCAAGGTTTCTTTTTATCCTCTTCATAAAGGATGCCAGCAATACAAAATGCAAGTATTGAATGATTGACATCTTCATAATCTATTCCAACAGGTTCAAAACTTCCGTCTTTTTCTTCATAAACAAAAGTAATATTTAATTCTTTACGCATTATTCTTCACCTCTTCCCAGGTATCTTCTAGCCAGTCAAGTAACATGTTAGTCTGCTTCATGACCAGCGGCTCTGAATTATATTTTGTGCTCAACTCTCCAAGTGAATTTACAACCCAGTTCCAAAAATCATCATTTCCGAAACCCAATTTTATCGCCTGTGAGTTGCACTCTAAAATCCAATTTGTCACATCGTTGAAAAATTTTTCATAGTCCATCTGATTTGTCCTTATAAAGGATAGTGAATGAAGTTATCTTTACTACCCCAGATTCTGAAATTGCTAGATTCTGTTGTACAGAAACAATCTCAAACTGTTTTTTTATTTTTTCAAGAATAAAATTAATTCTGTGATTTATTGTTCCAATTTTTTCATTTACAAATTCAACATATTTTACTTTCACTAGTCACCTCATTTTTTCTGTAACATTCAGAGCCTATCTTTTTTCTTTTTTCAGGAATCATATACTTGAGGTGTGCACGGGGTGGATGAATAAATTCCACCCCTGCATACACTTGTTTATGATTACATAGAGGGCTTTGAGCACCTTTTTTGCTTGGTGCGCAATTCCTAAAATCGAACAGGCTTTGAGTACCTTTTTACCTAATCACTTTCAGGGCTTTGAGTACCTGACCCCCTCTGCTCATTTCCTGAATCATCTAAGGCTTTGAGCACCTTTGTAACGATACCGTTTTTGTCTTTTATGTAATCGTTAGGAAACTCTTGTAACCAACGTTTTACAGTATCACTAGATGGCTGACCTTCAATTCCTTTTGCTAATTCTCCAATCGGGATGCCTTCTCTGTCACCAATTAGGAAATCAAATGCAAGATTGATTTTATCTTTACGTGCTTCTAAACGCTCTTTTTTCTTATCCTCAGAAGCATTTTTCTCACTTCCTTTTTTTGCACCACGTTTAAATGCTGGCTCACTCCCAACTGGTTCAAGGTCTTTCAGAACTCCAGAATCATCGGAATAATGAAGCGGATAATTGAACCACAGATTGACTGGTTCAAACTTTGGAAACTCTCGAAGTGTTCCTTCAAGTCGCCAAGCAGTCATCAATTTCACTACTCGTTGAACTTGTTCCAATTCAAATCCGGCAATTTCTCTGGCTCGTTCATCACCAAACGCTAAAGCCAAATGTTTTCGCATTTCAGGCGCTGATAGAAAGTCATCTTGACCAATTTCATTAAGATATTCAGGCTTTTCATCTCTGATTTTAGCTGCGTAGAAGTTGGCAACTGCCCTGGCATCTTGTTGTTTTCTCAAACTGTCAGTAACTTCAAGCTCAATTAAGTCAAGAATTGCATCAGGGTCTCGGGCAAATACTCCAGAACCAGAGCTTCGGTCCATAGAAGATTTACCGCCCTGTGCTCCTTTTGAGTGGTGGTGACAGTAAATAACAGATGTCCCAAGTTCGGCAGCAACCTTATCAAAGTTATTTGTAAACTTGGCCATTTGTTCCGCATCATTTTCAGAACCTGTCAGTACTTTATAGATTGGGTCAATGATCACTGCATCAAATTTTTCTTTTTGAGCACGTCTGATCAGTTTCGGTGTCAATTTATCCATTGGAATAGAATGACCACGCATGTTCCAAATACTAATATTCTTTAAATGATTTGGTGGGACATTCATCCCTTGGTAAATATCTTTGAATCGTTTGTAAGCTGAGGGGCGGTCAAGCTCCATATTGATATAAAGCACTTTTCCACGTTCACAATTAAACCCAAACCAAGGAATCCCCTCTGCAATCGCAATACACATTTCCATCAAAGCAAATGATTTTCCGGCTTTTGATGGTCCAGCGATAAGCATTTTATGACCTCTGCGCAAAACTCCATCAATCAAGACCGGGGCAAGTGCTGGGTCTTCTTTAAACATTTCTTCCAGACTTTCAAATTCTGGCAAGTCATCGTTTAAATCTTCAATCCAAGTTTCCCATTCTTCCCAGCTTGTTTTACCAATGTGAGTATCAATGAGAAATTGTTTATGTTCTCCTCGAACAATCCCAGGCATCCTTGAAAGTCTTGACGGATTTTTGTTTTGACCGTCAACTTGCAGTCCATTCTTATTACAAATTTTATAGAGGTATTCAACCCGCTTTTGATATTCAGAATAGTTCTGAGCATCTACTTTTACAATCGCATGAATAGACTTGCTCCCAGAATAAACTAATGTTGCAATTGGTAATTCCAACTCTCGCATAATCGCATTCTGCTTTTCGATATTTAAATTATCCGATTCAACTAAAGCATATTTAAAGTCAGTGACATTTTCGTTTTTTACCCCTTTACCATCCAAGGGATTAAAACGAATCCATGCTCCAGCTTCGGGGTTAGAATCACCAACAACCCACCCCAAATCTTTTGCATCTTTATATTTATTTAAGTCATTAAGAATTTCTTCTGCTGTTTTTCCGTAAACTCCAGAACCACTGACAGAATATTTTCCATCATCACGTTGCCATGAATTAACAACGTACCCGATGTAATCATCATTCTTAAATAAAGTTTCAATGTACGTTTTGAGTTGTTCAACTGGGTTCCAATTATCATCAGGCTCTCTGATTTCTTTACCTTCAACCCATGAGTTATCAACAATTTTGTAATCACGTTCATAGCTGATTTCATCATCCCAACCAAAAGTTGCCATGCCATCCCCTGAATATGAATGAGGTTGCCAACCATTTTCCTTAGCTTTCATCGTGATAAATGCACCAGTAACTGGGGCAGCACTATTGCGCCCTAAAGAATCCCATTTACTTTCCATTTCTCGTGCATTATATCTACTATCAGGCTGTGACCAACTGTCCCAGACATCTATTCCATATCCTTCATATTTCAAGGCCATTCCAACAGATATCCAGTCATTATAATCAAGAGCTGATGGTGAAATAAATTCAAGGAGTGGCACTAAATCAAATTTTTCTTCCAAGTTTAAACTCCTTTATATTCTCTCGGATTAATGTCAGCCGGAATTCTCCAACCATTACCCGCAATCCGGTCAATTAGACCTCGCGCTTTATTAAATTCCCAAGTTCCAACATGCTGGAAACCACGACTCTCTAAGAATCTAATTTGTTTAGGTGTAGTCAACCCTGACATTTTCCGTTTATTTAATTTATCAAGTAATACTTTAGCTTTCCCAGAGTTTTCAATTTCTTCTGGAAAGATGCCAAATTTTTCAAGTGCTGCAATTTGTTTATCAGAAGCTGGTGACATTTCCCAACCAAAAGATGGGGCATAGTTTATCAAATCTTCTGATTGAATAGAAAGTTCAAACTGTAGAGGGTCCACAAGTTTTCGTTTCCGTTTTTTCATTGTTGCTAATTTTTCTGCCAGTGAGTTTTCTCGGTCTTGAACCACTTCACTCTCAGCTTCCTTTGCGACTTCTTCTAAATCAAAGAGTTGTAACTGATCATCTTCTTCAATCTCAGCCATTTTTTCAGTCATCTTTTTGGCAATTTCATCATCTTTTGCAATCAAGTGTGCTGGATGAACTAGCTCATGACGTTCTGTGTGCCAAAGGAAATCCAAAATTAAACAATCTTCTTTGCCTTCTGCCAAACGCAAGCCACGGCCAATACATTGAACATAAAGCGGACGTGATTTTGTTGGTCTCAACATAATGACACAATCAACCTCTGGTGAGTCCCAACCTTCTGTCAGTAACATTGAGTTACACAGTACGTTGTACTTTCCATTGTCAAAGTCTTCTAAAATTTCTGCCCGGTCTTTGGATTCGCCATTGACTTCTGCAGCTCTAAATCCTTTTTCATTGAGAATATCTCGAAACTTTTTAGAAGTTGCTACAAGCGGTAAAAAGACAACTGTTTTTCTGTTTGAGCAATTTTTGACCATTTCATCTGCTATTTGATAAAGGTAAGGATCTAATGCACTTCCAACTTCACTTGCTTTAAAGTCGCCAGCTGACATTGAAACACCAGATAAATCAATTTTTAATGGGATAGTCATTGCCTTCATTGGTGACAAGTATTTATTTTTTATTGCATCAGGCAAGGTGTATTCATAAGCGAGCGACTCAAAGAACTCACCCAGATTTTTCTTGTCTGTTCTGTCAGCAGTTGCAGTTACTCCCAAAACTTTAGCTTCACTAAAATATTCAAGGACTTTCTGATAACTACTAGCCAAAATGTGATGTGCTTCATCAACAATGATTGTGTCGTAATAATCTTGCGGGAAATCTTGTAGTCGTTTTTCACGCATCAATGTTTGAACACTTCCGACGGTCACGCTATAAAATGAATTTTTTGCAGTTTGGTCAGCTTTTTCAACTGCAGCTTTCAATCCTGTTACTTTGAAAAGTTTATCTGCAGCTTGGTCAAGTAATTCGCCACGGTGGGCCATAATTAAAACCCGCTCACCTTTGCTTACTAATTGTTTTGTTAAATCTGAGAATGTCACGGTTTTACCCAATCCGGTAGGAAGAACGAGCAGCGTCTTCTTGACACCACTCGCCCATTCTTCTTGGATTCGGTCATTCGCTTCATTCTGATACGGACGGAGTTCCATTATTATCCTCCTCTAAATCAAAGCTCATTTGAGGGTTTGCTTTACCTTCTAATTCAAGCGCTTTCGCCTCAGCATTATAATAATCTTCATCACATTCAAATTTTGCTGTGATAGTATAGTCTTTCTCTTTGTAAGAGAAGTCCTGGCCGATACTTACCAACCATTGAGAGAAACTTTTTACAGCTTCTGAAAACTCAAATTTAAATTTACCTGTTAGATTTTTTTCTGCAAGCATTTTCTATCCCCCTTAGAAATTATAACCAGCACTATTTTGAGGTGCAGTAGTTTGTTGTGGGAATGGCGTTACATTTTGTTGAGGTGGTTGAGTTTGAGCTGGTGGTTGTTGATAGCTTTGTTGTGGGGCTTGGTAACCTGGTGCAGCAGTTTGTTGTGCTTGATAATTTGGTTCTTCTGGTTCAAGATAACGATCTACACGATTGTTTTGTTTATCTTCTCCAGTCTTTTTATCTTTATAAGGATTAACAATTAACTTGAGTTTACCTTGTGCTCCTAACAACGCTTGCCAATTAGGACGAAGTGCTTCGCCTTTTTTCTGTTGACCAATTGAAACAAAGAATTGTGAAAGTTTCCATTTCATTTTTTCATACATCAAGAACTGTTCTTTTAGTGTTGTTTCATCACCATTTGGAGCAGTTACTTTTACAGTAATCACTGCCATATTACATGCTGGAGCTTTGCTATTAGGTCCAGGAGTATAATTGCTACGTTCAAAGTTAGTAACGATAAACGGATATTCTCCTTCTGGTAGAAGGGTAAAATTGCCACCCTCGCTATATTCAATCTCATCATCCCAGCCAAATGCGGCCATTTCATCAACTGTATTGTTCATGTTTAATTTCTCCTTTTATTTAGTAAGCTCTTTTAGCTTTAATTTCTGTGAAAATTTTGTCCCATTGAGCAACAAGCCCACCTTGAATCAAATCATCTGGATAATCTTTGACTGGCATTTCATAAGGTCTAAAGCCTTTTTCTGCTACCAATCTACGAATTTCTTCTTCTGTCACTTCATTTACTGACATCAGTTGAGCCAATTCTTTTGGTATTGCTGGGTCAATGACATTTGGTTCACGTCCAAAATTGTTTTCTTGAGGTGTTTCAACCGTTGCAGTTACTTGTTGTTGAGGTTGCTCAATTGATGGCTGAACTTGAGTTTTGGCTGGCGGAGTTTGCACGTTTGATTGAAAAATATGGGCAATCGCTCCAAATTCAAGTGGGAGTTTATCAGCTAAACCATGACGGTTTTTAGCATCCCATGCTGGATGATGAGTAGTGTATAGAACTCGGTTTCCTCCAACTGCTTTTTTAGATTTGGTTTTACTGTCAGTAATGATTGTTGTTTCGAAATTTGCAAATAAAACCATATCTGCCCACTCTTTCACTAAAGCAGCCGCATATTTACTCATTTTTAGTTGGTAGTGATCATATTTTCCGAATTCATCTGCCTTTTCTTCCTTCTTCATTTCTGTATGAGCCGTTAAAATAATGTTAATTCCCATCTCTGTTAAATCAGAAAGTTTATTAAGAAGTCGCCCAAATTCTTCACGGACATAAACATAACCTTGACCATAGCCTGGACTTTCAATACTTTCCCATTTGTTTTTTGCACATAGATAAGTTTGACACAGGTAATCTGCCCAATCGGCAGTATCAATTATTAGTGTTTGGCAAACTTGAGACTGTTTTACGTAATCTACTTCATCCATTAACATTTGCCAGCTTGTGGGTTTTGGTAAACGTTGAACATTCATGTTTGAGGTTGAGCCCTCAGTATCAATGAAGATTGGTGACGGAAACTGTGAAGCAAAGGTTGACTTCCCAATTCCTTCAACTCCATACAAAACTACTTTTTGAGCGGTAGCAGTTGGACCGCTTGTGATGTTAAATGCCATTATTTCTCCTTTAAATTTTTTCTAGTATTTCAAGGTATTTTTGTTGTTTTTTTATATTTCTTTTATACATTCCAATCAGCTGAAATTCACTTATATCAGAATTCAAACGTAAATTATTTAGCATAATTCTAACTTTCAATTCCTCAATTAATTCATTTTTCCGATTCTCCCAAAAGTACAAAGCTCCTTTGTAAGTTAATCTTTTTAAATTGCAACATAGTAAAGCTGAATCATATTCCGTTGACCTGTATGGGTATGCAACAACCTGCTTACTTTCTGATTCAACATCAACTTTAATCATTTTAAGGTTACGATTATAATTTTTGAAATTGCTAGGGTTACCTAAACTTTTCAAGTGTTCATTTTTACTCATTGCTTTGAGGTTATCAATATTATTATTAAGAGGATTACCATCAATATGACGTACAATTTCAGGTTCATATCCTTTAAAAGCTATAAATACTAACCTAGCAACATTCCTTCTGAACCTTATACCTTCAAAATTCAAATTTACTATGACGGAATTCTCTTTAGATACTCTTGGTTTTATAAATTTATTACTTATATAGGACCAAACTCTCCCATCTCTAGTTACAGCGTAGTTGGGATAATCTGGAATCTGTTTCATTTCCATAATCCACCACCTTAAAACTGATATTTTGTCTGCTCTGGTTGAACTGGTTGTGTTTCAATTACAGTCGCTTGCCCACTTTCTTCACTGTAACCATCAGAGATGATAATAGAACACTCGTCACCAGTTGAAACTCTTGTGGCAATCGCTTGTAATTGCTCTTGTTCTAACCATTGGCCAAATTCTTTCAAGGTGTCTAAGTCCATCTGTTCTAACTTATCAATCAAGATGAAACCACATTCTGGATTAAGTTTGCGAACAATTGCGGTTGAAACTTTAAGCTGTTCAGCTCCAGACATGTTGTCCCAGCGTTGACCTTTGTAAAGAAGTTCTCCTTCTGCTACTGACAGACCAGGCAAAGGCAAATCTGCATCTTCTAGCAACTGATTTTTATCTAAACGAATACGGTCAATTTGAGCGCTCAAGTTATCATATTTTTCTTTTTCAAATTGAGCATCTTGTTCAGCTTTTTCTTTGTCAAGATTGGCACGGACTTTGCGATTGATTTCTTCGGTATTGCTGATGCTGTATTCAAGTTGTTCAGTTGATTCATCATGTAAATCAAGTGCATCTTTTTCAGCAATTTCTAGTTGTTGGTCAACTTTGGCTTTTTCTTCAATTAATCGTGCAATTTCAGAATCAAGGTGAGCTTGACGTTGTTTCAGACTATCCCTTTGCCCTCTCAGTCGCTCATTTTCAGCATTCTTAGCAAGAATAGCTTGTTGTTCCTGAATAAGTTCAGACACACTGATAAGCTCTTTGGGTGCTTCCTGAAAGTAGGTCATTTCAGCAGCAAATTTCTTTTTCTGGTCTGCAACTCGTCCAATAACTAAACGCTCGTTATAAAGTTCTTGTTCTTTTTTCTCGAACTCTGCCAATTTGTCACCAACTCCAATGATTTGAAGTAATGTTCTAGCTTTGTCAGCATTTGATGATTCCATAAATTTTGGAAGGTTGAGGGCAAATTCCTCTACAAAACTATCCAGAAGTTTTTGTCCGGCTTTTTGACCGCTAGGATCAATGACTTTCAAATCACTATTTTTTCCATCACGTTTGATTTCCAAACCGTTGCTCAGTGATATTTGAAGATTTGGAGAAAGTACGCTACCTTCTCGATGTGGTTGACTAGGTTTGTACTTATTACCACCCAAAGCCCATGCAATAGAATCAAGGATTGATGTTTTACCTTGGCCATTTCGTCCACCAATTACGGTCAGTCCGTTTTGTGTTGGTTCAAGTGAAACTGCTTTGACACGCTTCACATTTTCAATTTCTAATTTATTGATTTTTATCATGTTTTATTTTTCCTTTGGTTTATATTCAAAAAACTCTCCAGGAGTAATGTTGAAGTACTGACATAAGGTTTCTAACATTCTAAGGTCAATCCTTGCGGTTCTATGAAACTTTAAATCTGTCAGGGTAGTTCTTGATAGTCCTGTATCTTTACTAATTTCTGAAATAGAAACTTTCTGTTTATCCATCCAGTAAAATAATTTATTTTTGATCATAGTGCACCTACTTCAATTTCTTGTACTTAGTGACAGTTGAAGTTAAATCAAACCAATACAGATTTTCAGATTCTTTTTGTAGTGCAAAGTTAGCGGAATGATAATCAGTTCCAATATACTTTTCAAATTCAATTTCTTTAATCACTGAACGAGCAACTGCACAGAAGGCACTTCCTCTTTCACGAGATGTGAACGAATTACTAAATTGTTTATTGCTAAATTCTAGTCCAATTAAGTTCCCAGTTTTTGCAACTCTGAAATAAGGGGCATCAGTAACATTGATACAGTAAAACGCTAAATCTCCACCTTTGCTAATATGGATAGTCGGTGTCAAAATCATATTTCGAGCGCCAACTGTTCTTTTCTTGATTTTTGTAAAATCAAATTTTACGTTGCTTTTCATGTTTCCTCCAATTTGTTATAATGAAGGTAGAATCTTTCCACAGATTTTCTACCAGCTCGCATTACCAGTGCGGGCTTTTTTATTTTGCCAACTGAGGCCCATCTTTTTCAGAAGGTTCATCAACTTCATACTTAAAAGTCACAAGCTGATTAACTTTACCTTTAGTTTCGCTTGGCACGTTGCTCAATGCGTATTCAACTGGAGTTACTTCTCCGCTCAATGTACGTGCCAAAATTTCAGTAAGTTTTTGTTCAAATGATGTATTTGTTTTCATAGTTATCTCTTTTCTAGCGGTATCCCGCACTAAGCCAGACGGCTTTTTTTCATTTCTGCAAAGAATGGTGATTCTTCTAACCACATTCCAAGCGATTGTTCTTTTGCGTAATGAACAAGTGATTCACTGGGTTGGGCTCGTGGTTGTTTCATAGCTCGAACACGGTCATTTTCGCTGAGGATTGAACTATAAATCTCCAGTTGTGCTTCAACGTCTTTGCGACCTTCTAACCACTGTTGGTCAGACTTATTTAAAAGTTTAATTTTGAGTATCCTATCTCTTTCTCCTTTTTTCCAATAATTGCCAATTATCCGCAATCCATTTAATGATTGGATCTCTCGGGAAAGCTTCTTCAACATCTCCATTTTTCACAACTGGGAACTTAGGGGCGTAGCGGTAATACTTATCAAATGTAGGACCACTTACTCCAATAAATTCAGCTGCTAGTTCTCGAGTCATAATCAACGGATAATCAGAATCATTTTTTAGATTTTTTCTTAACATGATCTCCTCCTGTCAGTCTTCCAGTTCTAAGTTGTAAAGAAACACAATATCAGACAAAATTGTAAAGGCAGCCTGACCAGATTCTTTTCCGCTTAGAATATTTGACATTCGACCATCTGGGATATTAGCGATTTTCTCAGCAAGATAAGCATTCGTATACCCCTTTTGTTCTTTCAATTTGTTGACAGCATTTCGAAATATTTCGATTTTCTCCTTCGCCATGTTGTACCTCCTCTCTTTATTTTTATAAAAAAGTTAAAGAAAGTTTATAATATTTATATGTTTAGGCTTGACTTTTGCGTATCAATAAACTACAATATAAGCATAGTTAAAGAGCCTATAAAACACTTTATAAAACTAGCTTGGCGGCGGTTCGTTTAGTATTTATTTAGGTTTTCTTTAAACTTTTTATAAACTTTCTTTACAAAAACTATTATAGAATAACGATACTCTTTTGTCAACACAAAAGTATCTTTTTTCTACAATTATTTTTTGTATAATCTGAAAAGGGTTGATATAAATGGATTTATATGAAAAAATAAAAGAACTCGCTTCACAAAAAAACGTTTCAATTAGGCAAGTTGAAGAAAAATTAGGGTTTTCAAACGGAACAATTAGACAATGGGGGAGAAAAAATCCCGGAGTTAATAAGGTAAAAGATGTAGCAAAATACTTTAATGTTTCTGTTGATTATTTGCTCGGAATTGAAGAATTTTCACAACCTCAATTTTCTCTTGAACTTAACGATGCCATAGAGAATGCTGAAGCTTATGAAGGTACGCCTCTAACAGACCAGGATAAAGCTATACTGCGTGGTGTAATAGCTGCATACTTAGAAAATCGTGATAAAAATAAAGGATAATATATGGGTTGGAAAGATATTGTTGCCGAAAATAATATAGCAGTTATTTGGGTTCCCAAAGAATATACTAAGAGCGGAAGCTTTATCGCTAAATGCCCTGAATTTCCTAATGGTGCAATTATCCTTTGTGTGTTATTAGAGGATGAAGAAATTGAATTCGTGGCTTTGCATGAAATAGGGCATCTGGTATCTGGTAAAGCTCTCGCAAAAGTAAATAATCTGCTACGGCACTTAGAGCACAGTAAAAATGAAGCAAATGCTAATCGGTTTCTCTTTCGTAACATTGCCCCTCGTTTCGTTGATGAAAATGAGCGAAATCTACAATGGACAACCCCTGACAGATTATGCGAATTTCTTGGTATAAGAAGCACATTTGAAAATATCCAAATAGCGCAAGAAGAGATTGACTTAGCACTCTGGGGGGAGTATGATTAATAAAGAAAGTTTTGTGTAAAATACAAAACTGGTAAGGAGAAAGCATGGGATTTAAAGAATTTATTAAAGCAAAAAGTGTCGGTGAATATCTTGAGGCAAAAAAGGACCCTCGCCAAATGAAAGAGATAAATGACCGTAGTTTTACGGATGTAATTAAAAATACAACTCGTCCTAAAGATAAAGCTATTTTCTCTGAAACTCTATCCACTAAAAAAGTAGAGCAGTTTAAGTTTTCAACTCATTTAGTTACTTTAGACGAGTCTGGAGTAACAGTTGAACTAAGAGGTTTAATGAAAACTGGAGCGAAATTTGATAATGCAGGCAATACACTGCTGTCCAATTCAAAACAAACTTTTTTAGAAAAGAAAATTTTTTATAAAAATATTAATAGTATTAATTTTAAAAAGGGCGGGTTGACTAATGGATTCTTAGAGATAACTTCTTTTTCTAATTATCCACCAAATGACTTCACAATCATTGTTCGAAGTTCTCAAAATAAACTGGCCGAAGAATTAAAGAAAGAAATCGAAAGTAGAATTGAACAAAAATCAGATCATCATTCTAAATCATCTCCTATAGAAGAAATAAAGGGACTAAAAGAGTTGTTGGATATTGGAGCAATAACACAATCTGAATTTGATTTGAAAAAGAAAGAATTATTAAACCTATAAATATAAAAAAGCCGTTCCTACTTTGGCGAGCGGAGAACGGCTTTTATCTAGTATGGTAAAAATTGACAAAACTGTCAAGTCTTTTACTGTACTCATTTTATCATAGAAAGTGAGCAAGTACAACAAATGGCAAATTTTAGAAAACGTGGAAAGACATGGCAATTCAGACTTTCATATAAAGATAATAACGGGGAATATAAAAAGTTTGAAAAGGGCGGCTATAAAACAAAAAAGGAAGCCGAAGCTGCAGCTGATGAAGCAAAGAAACGATTAAATAACCATTCTGAATTTGACAATGATATTTCTCTTTATGAATTTTTTGAGAAGTGGGCCAAGGTTTATAAAAAACCACATGTAACAGAGGCCACTTGGAGGACGTATAAGCGTACTTTGAATCTTATTGATAAATATATCAAAGATAAACCAGTTGCTGAAATAACCCCCACTTTTTACCAAGCTGTGCTAAACAAAATGAGTTTACTTTATCGTCAAGAGTCTTTGGATAAATTTTACTTTCAAATAAAGTCTGCTATGAAAATTGCAGTTCATGAGAAAGTTATAAGTGAAAATTTTGCTGACTTTACCAAAGCGAAATCAAAACTTGCAGCTCGTCCAGTTGAGGAAAAGTATTTACACGCTGATGAATACCTCAAATTGTTGGCCATCGCAGAAGAAAAAATGGAATATACAAGTTACTTTGCTTGCTACTTAACTGCAGTAACTGGAATGAGATTTGCAGAACTTTTAGGACTTACTTGGGATCATGTAGATTTTAGTAAAAAAGAAATTTCTATCCAAAAAACTTGGGACTATAGTATAACAAATGATTTTGCTGATACAAAAAACGAAAGTTCAAAGCGCAAAATTCCTATCTCTTCTAAAACAATAAAACTACTGAAAAAATATAAAAAAGAATATTGGCATGAAAACAAATATGATCGTGTAATTTATAATTTAAGTAATAATGGTCTAAACAAGACAATTAAAGTAATAGCTGGTAGAAAAGTCCACCCTCATTCTTTAAGACATTCTTTTGCATCCTATCTGATTTACAAAGGAATAGACTTACTAACTGTATCAAAATTATTGGGACATGAGAATTTAAATGTTACTTTGAAAGTTTATGCTCATCAGTTAAAAGAGATGGAGCAAGAGAACAACGATGTTATCAGAAAAATATTTAATAAACTTTGACCCCATTGACCCTAATTTGTCCCAAATTATTTTTAAGTATATTTATTTTGATTAAATTATAAAAAATAGAACCGCACTGTTGAGCGATTCTATTTTAATTTACTTAAATGTAGTTAAATATTTAAGGCGACGGTCGGATTTGAACCGACGATTAAGCTTTTGCAGAGCCATGTGTTACCACTTCACTACGCCGCCACAACATTAACTATTATAGCGGAAAAATAAAT